ACCTGATCAATGGAACCCTGCACCAAAGTGGAGAGCGGCAACAGACCGCGCCGGGTCAGCATGATAACATCACCACCATAATCAGCTGTGGCGCGAGGCCCGAGCGGAGCTCCGACAAAATAGGTGGAATCTAGTTGCCAGTCGGCGGCGTTAGATGGATCATCACCGGAATAGGAGGCGATTTCGCCCGCTGTCGTGATAAACAGGATGCGGTCGTCCAAACCTTCGCCAGTGTCAACCGACCAACGTTCGAGAGTACTCAACCGGCCGCCACGCTTAAACAGACTACCAAGGAAGAATGGCTTAGCCTCACCGCCCACCGAATCGATCGGTAGGTACCATGCAGTCATCGAACCGGCCGTGGTGAACCACAGGCGGCCCTTATGCACCAGCACGCTGGTAAACAGGTTCGGATTGACACCTTTGATTTCGCCGGGGGCAACTGGCGTAGCGACTAGCGTAAAGTCAATCCATGCCGTGCCATTCCACAGGACGGACTGTTGACCGTTTACAGCGACCAGATAGTGAGCAGCGGGCGTTGAGTAATTGACGTACTCATACTGTCCGTTGGTCGAAGCTTTGACCGGAGCCGGAGCATCAGCAGATGGGTTGATGAAATAGATGCCAGCGTCAGTCGCCGCATAGACTTGGAAGTTGCCATTTAGGGCATGGTACTCCATTATGGTCTTGACCGGGAGGTTTAGACCAGTAATGTGTTCGCGATAACCAAGTCGAACGTTAAGTGAGCCGGTGTCTGGGAAGAAATTCATGCAGTCGATCATGAACTGCTCGCCCATCACGGCCAGTCCGTCCAGATCGTTGATTCCGCCCACAGGGGCGGGCATGGAATGGGCCTGACTGACTTGCGGTTTGGGCTGTCTGAGACCGTACATTATACGTTCCAGCTACCGTCCGGCACATTTTGGCCAGATATGTAAAGGTAATCCCACCGGGAGTCCAAAGAGATGACCGGAGCTCCGCCCGATTGCGCCTTTTCCGCCTCCACCATGAACGCGAGTTGGTTGCCTAGGTCCGTAGCATCCATGCCCTTTGCATTCCACAGCTTGAACTTGCAGCCGCAGACCATCAGGTACTGGTCAAATATTGGCTCGTCAAGGTCATTTTCCACCTTGTCCTTATACACATCGGCTACTGGGTCATAAACCCAGTCGCGAGAAATATAGTAAAAGTTAATCGTTTCGCCGACCGGGGGAACCGGGAATACCTGGAACTTGTTCCGAAGTATCCGATAGCGGTAGTACACGCCCACCGAAACGATACCGAATTGTACCCATGACCAGCCCTGCGGGGACATAGGACCAAACATGGGACGCCGGTTAGCGGAAGACCACTGGGTCTGGTTGACGATCCGACCAAAGTCCGAAGGGAGGTCGAACTCAGTAGTCACTCCGTCCCCTACAAACGTAGCAGTCTTCTCTAGGAACTGCCAATCATGAGACTTGACTAATTGCGTGCCCATCATGTTGACCAGACCGGCTACTTGAAAACCGGTCTGGTCATCGAACGGAGAGATAATTGTGGGGACCTGCGGCAGCCCAAGCTCCTGCAATGCTTGATTTACAATTGTCAATGCATCAGCTTGGACGGCCATGACTTACTTCCCCTTTTTCAGGCTGGCGATGAGCCCCGCCTGATCGGCGATGGTTTTCTCCAGCGTTTCCAGCCGGTTCCGCATTTCATCATTCTCGGCCTGAATCTTCATGAACGGGGCAGCCTTCTCCGCCCGCTCAGCCATCATCTTGGCCCGTTCCTTCAGCTTGTACAGGCCGGGGATACGGGTGCAGACGTCGTCGCCAACGGCCGCCAGCTGTTCCAGCGTGCGAATCCGTAGGTAGGAGAGCTCCTCCACCTGTGACCGGGTAATCCACGGAGCTTCGATCAGCGGAGTGCCGCCGCCAGTCTGTTCAGTCTCGCCGGACTTGAACTCCTGATAGGCCAGCCGGAAGCGCTTGCGATCCATATCCGACACAGGCCGGACGACGATGTTAGTAGTGTTGCCGGGGGTGCGAATCTCGATGTATTCCTTGTCGTCGTAGATCGGCCGTCCTTCCTCGTCCGTCTTGGTCTCGTTCAGGACCGGCTTGATGTAGAACTTGACATAGACCGACTTATCACCGGCCTCACGAGAATTGAAGTCATTGACGTCAAAATCAGCGGTTTGCATGGGGCGCTCCTATCCAATAAGACCTCGTTCCACGAGCGTAACGAGGGTGACGATCGCCAATCCGAGCCAACCCAAATGCACGCGCGGGCTCAGACTAACGTTGAACGCTGCCAGAATAAGGCAGAGAAGGGCGATGATGAGCAGGACAGTGATGGTGATGGTCATTTGAGTATCCTCAAAGTTGAGCAGTCAGATAGGCTTCCAACTGCTGTACCGTAGGCGTGGGCGTCGCAGCCCCTCTAACGATCAATTCATTGATCTGCCCTTGGAACGCGATTCCTGTACCGGCGCGACGGCCCATGAACATTTGATAAGGCAGGTACGGACCTGTTCCCTGACTGCCTGCACCGGGCGCACCGACACCGTTTACTCGAATATCAGCCACAGGAGCAATAATATCTGCGATACCCACCAGAACAGCACTAGCCGGAGCCGGAAAACCTACCGCGGTTCTAGTGATACCGACTGTCCCGCGAGTACGGAAAGAAAAAGTGGGTTGCCCAGCGCTCGCAGGAGCCGATATAAGGAACGTGCCGTTATTGGTTACGGCTGTAGCCGATAATTCAATGACTGAACCAGCTACCGTATCCGTTATCTTGCGCAGCCCCACGAACACTGTCACTTGACTGGAAGCGAGGTCGACGACATTGCTTACCATCCACTGGTCGATGCCGTTAAACTCAAGAACCTTATGACCGCTACCGTTCAATTGGAGCGTGGGCCGGAAAAGGTTGTTGGGCTGCATGAAGTCCCAGTGATTCGGAGACTTGTCCTTAATCAACCCTACCGATTGGCCAGTTGTTGTAACCGGGATAGTGCCCGCAGAATCCTGAAAAAGCGTAGAAAGGTCGTCAGGAAACAACCAGAACCCCTTCTCACCAAGAGCGAACAGTAGATCGTTGGGAAGGGTGGAGGACGGAGGAACGGGGACGTTTACACTTGACCAGTATTGCAACATGCGATCGTTAAGCGTGCCGGTCAGGCCCGGGAAGGCCATGAAGTCAGCATTTAGAAGCCCAGTCTGCAGTTCGTACCACTGCCTTTGGGCGTCATTAAAATTCGTCGCAGTCGCGCCATTGGCACGATAGTAGGCAAGGAGGCCATCCATGACGGTTGGCCCCCCTGTGCCTTGCAACTGCTGGTCGTTGAGCGTGCCAGCCATTTACGTGATCGCCGCAGAAGCCGCAGTTGCCGAACCAAAGGCCGAGTCGTTGAGGACCATGGCTTGATCGGAACGATTGGTGAAGCCCGTTTCGATCACCGCGCCAATCGCCACTGCGCCCGCCGCCGTCACCATCTTCGTAGCAAAGCCAGTAAAAGCAGGGCCAGCCCCACCATCCCGAGAAGCGCCGTTGCCCCAACCCAGAAGGGGCTGGACAGCATAAGGGCTAGGAGTAGAAATGCCAAGTCCAGTAGCGCCCCCACCAGTGATAACATTCCTGCCTCCGCCAATGGCCGTAAGGCGTGCGTCCGGGGCCAGTCCAGTTGGAAAGGCAACAGTAACTGCGGGCAGTGAAACACCGGGGGTGTAATCGTCGGTAAAGCCAGCGTTCTTGATGGCCTGAACCGGGGTAGCGAATACCGTGCCGGTTGACACGTTTGTCACCTTGTTTGCGCCGAAGCCGATGCCGGTGCTTAGCGCGCCAGTGGAGAAATTACCGGCCTGATCCTTATCAAAAGGCGAGCCTTTGGGCCCACTGAACGGGCTCATCATCACGAACTTGCCGAGTGTAGGATTGGCCGGGACGATGGTAAGGCCAGCCATATTGCGAGCAGGCATTGTAGTGTCCTCCGGCAGTTGAAAAATGGTGGTCTTTATTTATACTGGCGGCCACCAACCAGCTGAGCGCGCCCCCGCGCTTGCTAAACAGGTTCGTTTCCGCCGAACGGAACCTCACCTGACTTGTAGGGCTTGCCCGTTGCAGGGTCAATCGGGGTGCCCTCAGGGGGCCTTTCCTCTGACTTGGAATCCTTCTTGGGAAGGCTCAGAGGCTCTTTGCCTTTGTCACTCATGACCGCTGCTCCTTACGGGTTCACGTCGAGGCGGCCTTGGAACTGCGCGCCACACGTGGTCAGATTGCCAGCCCATGCAAGAATCTGCACTTCGGCATCTTGGTTGATGGAATACCGCTTGTTGGGGCTGAGCGGGACGAAGTTACGCGCGCTGTGCGGACGGAACCTGATGTAGTCCGTGTTCAGCATGAACGCTGTGCCAGCGGGGCAGAAGCCGCCGATGCCGCCATCCAGTACCACGTCGGCGTCCATGTACTTGATCGTCGGGAAGCCGAGCGAACCGGTTTCAGCCTGGGTGAAGCGCTGTTGCGCCTGCAGCGAGGCGAGGTAAGCGGTCCAAACCACGTTGTCCATGACAATCAGGTCGGGGCGGTCAGCGCCACGAACCAACTGCGCCCAGAGGGCATTGAGGTCAGCTTGGATTGTCGTCGTCACCGCCACATTGCGCAGCTTGGACCGCCAGAAGGTCCACGTTACGCGGTCGATGCCGCCATAGGTACCGGTGGTCGGGTCGAACGGAACAGCGGCATTGAGGCCGGTGATTTCCTTGCCGCCTGAACCCGTACCATCGCTGTAGATGCCACCAGCCACCAGATTCTTCATGGTGGATTCGGCGACGTCGATGCGGGCAGCGAGCAGGTCGATCATCTGTTCCGGGCCTGCGTTCTGCAGCATTTCCAGACCGGAAATGACCACAGGGCAAGCAGCCTGCTTGATATCGAACTGAGCGGCTGAGAGAACGTCCTGCGCAGCAACCGGCAGGAGGTCATACCCGCTGTACCAACCAGCGTTGCCGTTCTCGGCGAAGGAGAGCTCTTCGTAGATCAGTCGGCCGCCGCTGAACGTACGGGTCTTGCCCTTCTGCGAAAGCCGCATCAGGAGAGCATTGTTCTTGGTCACGTTATCCGCGATCTTCTTGGTACGGGACTCGATCGTGGTGGTGATGATATCGCTAACATTCGGGAAGGCCATGGCAATTCTCCAGAGAAAGGTTTACACACTTTCAAAGCCGGAGGTCAGCTCCCCGATGCGCAGCTATGCGGTGTCCACAGCCACGCCCGAGCCTTTATTCTAACACACCCCGGGCTCGCCGTCAAGATTTTCAAGTCCTGCCGGAATTTGCAACCCACGCCCTCTTCACTGCCTCGTGAATATCGTCGGTATCACCGGGGCCATCAGCACCAAACTCCAAAGGAGCTTGACCGGGCGGAACGATCTGGGCCGCCGCCTGTTGCCTCTGCTGAAGCACACTAGGCTGGGAAATGCCGCTTTGAGCCTGGGCTTGAGCCTGGATGAAGTGCGGCCGGACCTGCGGATTACGCCAGCAAGCCAAATCGTACGCGCCTTGGTAGTCCTCAGCCATCCCGGACTCAATCAAATCCGCCATGTCCTCACGAACATACTCCAGATATTCGTGCCCCGGCTGAGAAGAGAATTGCACCAGTTCAGTCTCCGCCGCCGAATCCTCGAGTTGAGTCCTCCATGCCCGCTGTTCATCAAGCTCCTGCTGAATATGCGGAGGGATAGGCGGAGGAGTTTGGTGGTGCTGGTGGGACTGCTGCATCAGCTCTTCCAGCTTGCCGCCGAGTGCCTCATTGAGCGCATTACGGAGCGGTACGCCATAGGTATCGCCCAAGGAAATCAGCATGGTCATTTTTTGGGCCGGGTTGCCCAGCCGAAGGGTCTGCTCAACCCCGACCATGCTCTTGATGTACTCCCGAGGGTCCACTTGGATATGTTGGAAATACTGATTAAATGGCGCAACAGTATTGTAAATCTCCCCCATGGGCTCGTAATGCTGCTGGAGCTTCTGGACGCCATACGCAGTAGCCTGCTCACGCCGGGTGATTTCCTCTCGAATATCTGGAGGTATCGCATTCCATTTCGCCTTCATTTCAGGCCGCCATGCAGCAGGCGGCTTGGCCGGATCGAACACCGGCTCTTCCTCTTCCTCTTCCCCGGGCTGTCCGAGAGCCTGTGGAGCCTTCTGGACCGGCGGGAGGGGGGCCGGAGCAGGCGCGGGTGTCCCAGAATCGGCCTGCTTAGGCAAGAACTTGCCGTCCGGCCCCCTTTGAGGCCCCTTACCGGGTTCCGGGTCCGGAGAAACCGGGGGAAGAACCTCAGAGGGGGGAGAGCCAAAATCGCCGAAGTCTTCTTGACCCCCGGTAGGTGTTTGCTGCGACTGTTGACCGGTCCTAGATGACTCTAGCGCGGCCTTAACGTCGTCTTGAATGGAGTCAGGCATCTGGAATGTCCTCTATTTCTGGGGCGGGGGTCGGGGTGTAACCTTCTTCGAGTTTTTGGATAGACTTTCGCATATCCTCATGCATATCCCCACTGCGTTCCTTTTCTTTCTCTTTGCTCCAATCCGTTTTGGTAAACGCTTCGACGGCCCTTTCATCATATCCTTCATGCAGTTGAACCACGTTGTTGCGCTTGTTATGCTCTGAGAGCTCCCGGGAGTTACTGATGAATGACCCATCCACCGGGGACCAAAATGGCGAGAACTTCTTAGTAAATAGGCGCGGGGGCGTTATGACACGTGTCATAGACACAAAACACTCCGGGCACTCCATCCCCGGGCTGTCAACATATTCGGCCAGCGAGCATATGCGCTCGCGGGTTCTTCCACAACGGGGGCACTCATATGGATAGATCATGGCTAGTACTTCGCTGATCCAGGATTGCGGCGGCGAAGCGCACGAGCCTTTGGAGCGGACTTATGCGCCTCGAACTTTTGGCCGACGGACTGCGGGATGCCCACTTTCGACGCGAACGCGGGATTGTGGGCCACCGCTTGCATCAGCTTCTTCTGCTTTTCGGACTTATACGGCATTTCCTCCTCCCGGTTTGGTTGGCTTCGACGGTGGTTGAGTGGCCATCTTGAACGCCGTTTCAGCGCCCTTGACCTCCAGACGCTGCTCGGACTCCTTCGCATCCTGAATCCGTTCTTGCACAAACCGGGCTTGGTTCTGATCGGCCTCCTGTTGGGCGTGCATCTGCGCCGTCTGGGCTTTGATGTTCGCCATTTGCTGCTCGTGCTGCATTTCCATGGCAAACATTTGCGTCTTGTGATTTATTTCAAGCATGAACTTCTTCTCCATGAACTGGAGCTCGGCCGCCGATTCCTGCTGCTTGATCTGGGAGGTCATTTGACGCTCTTGGATGCGCGCATCCGATTCTGCCTTGGCGGCTTCCGCCTTGATCTGTTCCGGCGATGGCTCTGGCGGCTGTTGCGCCTTCTGCTCTTGCATCTGCTGCATCTGCAGGATGGCGGCATCCAAAGAGCCTTCCAGTTCACTGGCACCCTTGAAGCCCACGGAAGCGAACTTCAGAATCTGGGCCAAAAGAGTCCCGATTTGCGGCATCTGCGCCATGGCCGGGACCGCAGACTGAATCATCTGGCTGACAACTCCGACATACTCCATACGCTGTTTCTGCTCCAGTCCCCAGTCCGCTTGAGTCAACGAGTCGGTCTGGATATCAATGGAATATTTCGCCGTGAAGTCATCATGGAGGATTCGAAGTGCCGCTGGAACATGTTGCTGGTCTTCCATAGGCAGCTGGCCGCATACTTGGCTCAGCTTCTGTTCCGAGTACATCTGGACCATCAGTTCGCCCATGATTCGGAGGGTATCCCGGACGAAGAACGACACGTCACGCTGGAAAGCATTCATCCGGACGCTGGCGAACTGGGCCTTGATTTCCTGCGCAGACGCCGTTTCGTACTGGTTCGTGCTACCGCGAACGATATCCGCCATGCCGGTGACTTCGAACAACTGGTTCTTGATGAACTCGTAGGTCCCGGTCAGCTGTTGCAGCACACCGGTAATGGTCTCGACCGGATACCAGCTGATCGAGCCTTGCACGCCACCCTTCTCAGCAAACATCGCCCAGTTGTCGACCGGAATCAGCTTGTTCTCAGTGCCGTCAAGCATCCTTCCGATGGCTGGCTGGGCCGAGTCGTAGCAACCGGCGACCCGGACCGCTTCAACGATCAGGTTGATGCGGGCATAAAGGATATCCAGTTCCATGTACTGGTCCTGCGCGATGTAGTAGTCCGGAATCGGCAGGAACTTGTTGGTCGGCGCTGAAGCTGTCAGCGGCTTGGGGCATGGGAAGAAGTTGGTCAGCTTGTACGGGTCTTTGAATCGCTCCAAAACCTCGCCCGTTGTGGTCATGAACATTACTTCTTTCTTTTTCTTGTCCCACATTTGGATGATGCAGACTTTCCCTTCACTGATGGTCTCAATAGCAACGCCGCCTGATGCGTACCCGCCTTTTGAGGGAGCGACTGCGAGGGCTTTGTCGCCCCACTTTTCTTTGGCTTCCTCTTTTTCGATGTGGAGGATTCGTCCCGCCCACGTAACTTGCTCCCATGTTCTTTGCGGTTCATAAATAAAGTCCTTCCAGTAGACCGTATCTACGGTGATTTCTTCTGGCTTTCCGGCAGTCGGCGGAATGAACGTCACCCAAAGGGTGCCGATTCCTGGAACGAGTCGATCGAGGATTGCGGCCTTCACAGCCGGGTCGAAGTACTTGGCGCAGTGAATCTCGTAGGTCAAGCCGCGTTGCATGATGGCAGCGGCAACCCGGGAGGGTTCGTTCTCGGTTTCACCCTTATGCAGGCGGGAGACGTCCGGCTTCGGAAGGCTATTATACAAGCTCTCCTTGATCACCGTAGTGTTCGAATAGAACATGTTGACCTTCTTGATGCCGGTGTCACCCAGCATGGAAGGTCTTCCGGAGGCTTCAGCTTCCCGGTCATCGGCGTAGCGGGCCTCAATATGCGTGCCGCGCTCGTGGAACTTTTCCGAGAACTTCTTCCACGCCTGCAGACGCTTCGGCCATGGGTTCTTTTCATCACTTGTGCGCTCGGCGTTAGCCATCACACTCTCCTGTAATCGTTACGGGATTCACGGTCCTTGAAGAGGTTCTCAAGGTTGAGGGCGCGACCGAGGGGCGTTTGAATATAGCTGCCTCTGGGCTTGGCATTCCGCCGAGTCCGCGACATTATTTCTACGACATTTTCCGACAGCGCGAACATCCGGAATGCGTCCGCACAGTGGCTGTGGTAGTCATGGCGGGGGGTTAGAGCGAATGTCTTCGTCTTTTCATCGTAATCATACATGTACGCGGCCAAATGCTCCAGGCCGACTCGGACTTGGGGATTAGCAACATTGAAGTAGACGTGCGGAAGGATTGCCCTTACCGCGTTGATCCCCTGCGAGACCGATATGCCCGGTACAACATATGGTACGAGTTTGGCAGCAACGAATCTTTCGAAGGGCGAGTACTTGGTAGAGAAGGTTTTGGCCTTGGCATCATGCGGTAACGCGACTGTACCATAAAGGTATGGATATTCGTAGAACCGCTCGAGCCATGAGTCAACATCTCCTCCAACACCTTCCACGTAATCGATGATATGGATTTCATCGCGGATGATCTGGTAAAACCAAATAGCTGTAGCATCACGGCGTCCTATGTCCCAAGCTGTGAATACCAGCTGGTCGAGTTGGGGTTCAAATTCGATCTGATTAGTGGGCGCCAAAAGATTAAGCTGGCGGCCGTAAATCGACCCATGATTGATGCCTTCCCACGAGCAGTAGTATTCTTGCTCAATGACTTCGTCGGGGACTCCCTCCCGGCGCTCTGCTTCAATTATCTCCGGTGAAATGATGTGTGTACCGTCTTCCCGGAATGTATCGTTTACCGTGCGTAGACTCGTGAACCAGTCCGGCGAGGCTTCTGCCATTTTGTACATTGTGTACGCATGGTTTTTACCTCGTGGGGTGGTAATAAACATCGCGAACCCACCATTTTCCGCCAGAATGGGTCGGATAAAGCTCCAGGCGGAGGGGTCTGCAAGAGCCCATTCAGAGAAGACGACTCCGAGTGGGTTTGTTCCGACGAGTGCATCATAGTTGTCGCTCCCTACTACTTGGTAGACGCTGTTGTTTTGGAGTTTGAGCAGCATGTCGGATTCGTTGACGCTCCCGATCAGTTCTCGGGGGAATCCTTGGTATATCATACGCCTACCCAAACCGTCCACGCCGTTCCAGACTACCTTGCGGCCTTGGTTGAGCGTTGGGAGGAGGTGCCAGTATGTCCCGACACGCATTTGGGATGCCACGGCGAGGGTATTGAGAGCGCAGCTATCTTTTCCTGCGCGTCTATGCCAAACTGGCATGGCGCGTTTCCGAGTGGGGAATTCCCCGCCCTCGAACATATGGTTCATCAGCTCGCGCTGATGCTGTCGCGCGTTCCATTGGTGCGGAAGATTGATGCCTATGCTAGGCAT